AATGGGTCCAAGACAAACAAATGCATTAGCATGTAAGTTAGCAGAGGCTGAAAACCAGTACCAGATCCATGGATGTGCACAAATGAATACTAATAATTGCCCATAATAATATATTATAATATGAAAAAAATAAAATTAAAATGAAAAAAATAAAATTAAAAAATTTAATTAAAAAATTAGTTAAAGAACAATTCCGTGGTGCACCAGGTGGTACAACTCCTTTTGGAACAGGTACAAATACTTATAGACAAGATGCACAAAGATTTAGAAATGATTTTGTAACAAATTTAGTAACTAAATTTGGTCCTCCAGGAGCAACTCGTATAAACCAAATTCCTCAAGGACCAAAAAGAGAACAAGCAAAATCATTTATAATGAAAAGAAAGGCTGCTCTTATAGCTAAACAGCAAAGTGGTAGAGGTCATGGTGCATATCACAGACAATTATTAGCTAAGATTCAAATTTTAAGCGGAATATTAAGAAATCAATTTTAATACATTTGTTTAATGATTAAGTTATCAAACATATTAACTGAAGCTCAAGCATCAAAAGAACTTTGGTATCATATTAAAAATAATATTTCACTTGAAGAATGTGTGTTTAGATATGGTTCTAAAAAATATTTTTTATTAATAAATGAAGCTAAAGCCCTAATGAAAGAGGGTATTGATTTTGATAATCAAACAAAAGCATTATTAGAAACAGATTTAGGTGAATTTGGAATATTTGAAGGTGAAGAAGTACCTTTAGATTTTCCCTTAATAACAGAAAAGAAAAAGAAAAAGAAAAAAGATCCTCCAATTGGAAAACCAAAACGAGGAGGTCCTAAAGCGTATTATGTTTATGTCAGAGATCCTAAAACAAAACGTATTAAAAAAGTTACATTTGGTTCAGGTGGTTTAAGAGCAAAAATTAATAATCCAAAAGCTAGAAAAGCTTTTTCTGCTAGACATAATTGTCCTCAAAAGAAAGACAGAACAAAAGCATCTTATTGGTCTTGTAGACTACCAAGATATGCTAAACAATTAGGCTTATCAGTTAAAAATCCAGGTGGATTTTGGTAGAAATTAAGTTTATGAAAAAATCAGAATTAAAAAATATAATTAGAGAACAAATATTTGAAATTCTAACAGAAAAACTTTGTAAAAGAGGTAAAGCATATATAGCTAGTAGAAAACGTAAAGGAGAAAAACATAATCCTTTTTTAGCAGCAAGAGCAGTTAAAGTTTGTAAAGGTCAAATTAGAGGCGTTGATAAAAAAATGAAAAAAGATTTTAGACCAAGCAAAGGAAAATCTAGATCAGCACAAGGAAGAAAACCAGATATTATAAAAAATAAATGAATTTCCCTTTTACAGAACAACAAATTAACACACAATTATTTATTAGAGAATTTTCTGCAGATGTAGATGAAATGGAACTAATATGGCATACAGATAAAGAAGATAGAGTTATTACTGTATTAGAAGGTAATGGTTGGAAATTTCAATTTGATGAAGAACTACCTATTGAAATGATAAATGGTATTGATATTACTATTCCTAAAGGTGTAATTCATAGAGTTATTAAGGGAAATGGTCCCCTGAAAATAAAGCTTTTTAAAAATTTTACGTAAAAAACTTGGAGAAGTAAAAAATTTTTCGTATCTTATAGTATAATATAAGATAAAATATGAAAGAATTAAGGTTATTTGTAGAACAAATGCGAGCTACCTCTAGTAGCTTAGATAAAGTAGAAATACTAAAACAACAGTCGTATACTATTCAAGAAATTTTAAAATATACTTACGATCCCTATAGACAATATTATGTTACTAGTAAAACTTGTATTAAAAATAAAGATATAATTGAACCTTATTTTGGTAAAACTATATTTGATTTATTAGATGATTTAAATAATCGTCATATGACAGGACATGCTGCTATAGGTGTTGTAAATTATTTTGTAAATAAAAATTTAGAGTATAAAGATTTAATTTATAATATAATTGATAAAGATCTTAAAATTAGAACAGGTGCTAAAGTAATTAATAAAGCATTTCCGGGTTTAATCCCTGAATTTAATGTTGCATTAGCACAAAATTATGATGATAAATGTGATTGGAATGATAGTTGGTATGCTAGTAGAAAATTAGATGGTGTACGTTGTTTAGCAGTTGTAGATAAAAAAGGTGAATGTACTTTATATAGTAGAATGGGTAAAGAATTTACCACATTAAATAAAGTAAAAGAAGCAATCGAAGCAACTAATATAATTAATACTGTATTTGATGGTGAAATTTGTTTAATAGATGAAAATGGTAATGAAGATTTTCAAGGTGTAATGAAACAACTTAGACGTAAAGATCATCAAATTGAAAATCCTGTATTTATGATATTTGATATGATTCATAAACCTGATTTTGATAAAAATAAATCAACAGAAATACTATCAGATAGATTACATAAGTTAAGAACATTTATAGATTATGATATGTCTGAACATGCTAATAATTTCCATTTAGGAACTACATTACGTTATTTAGATCAATTCCAAATAACAGATGGTAGACATTTTGATATGTGGGGTCAAATGGCAAGTGATGGTAATTGGGAAGGATTTATGTTACGTAAAGATGTAGGTTATGAAGGTAAACGTAGTAAAAATTTACTTAAAGTAAAAACATTCTATGATGCTGAATATGAAGTATTAGGTTTTGATGTTGATCAACATGAAGTAGTTAGAGATGGTAAATCAGAATCAATGACTATGTTATCACAAGTATGGATTGAACATAAAAATCACCTAGTAAAAGTAGGTAGTGGGTTTACTCAGGATCAAAGATTACAATATATGGATGGTTCAATTGTAGGTAAAATAATTACAGTACAATATTTTGAAGAAACTAAAAATCAAGAAGGTGGTGTTAGTTTAAGATTTCCAACTGTAAAGCACATTTATGAATCTGAAAGAAATTGTTAAAATAATTTGGAGAAGCAAAAAATCTTTTGTATATTGTATAAAAATAATAATAATATGAAAATACCTCCAAAACCAAAACGTGGTAAACGTTCCCCATTTTATTGGTGGCGTAGATGGAAATCACATCAATATTTACCCGTCAAAAAAGGATTACTAGCTAGAATACAAAATGGTGATTTTGAATATCCTGATCAATTTGAATGGGCTAAGTATGAATTACATTACATGCAAGACGAATTAGATAAATTTGTAAATGAATATCAAGGTTATAGTCCTAAAGAAGATTCTAGATATTATGATATACAAAAACGTTATATGAAACGTCATAATAAACTAATTGAAGATGCTCACGAAGTAGAATTAAGACATTTAAATGGTTTAGTAGATGAATTATCTAAAGAATTTCTTATTACTAAAGAAGAAGTTAGAGATATAATGGAAGAATTTGGAGATACAACAGAAAAATTGTATATTCATGTAATGGAAAACTATGGTTTAAGAAAACCAAATAAGAAAAAAGTAATTGAATTAATGAGATATAAACATGGCTTATAGTATAGAAGAAATTAAACGCAAACAATGGCTTAAATTAAAAAGACCATTTAATGATGCAGCTAATTTAGAAGTATATTTAAATGGTACTTGGCATAGAGTTACAGGTAATGATTTTAGAGCATGGAGTGGTAGAAGACGGATAACAGAACACCATATAACTAGAGATGAACATAAAACCGAACAATATGAATATGAAGGTCCTGTATATGCTAGAGATACAAATATAGAATATATAGGGGAAGTAGTAAATAGAGTAATACATAGAAGTGAAATCAAAGAATAGTTATGAAGAATTGTACAGATTATGATGGTATGGGTAATCAAGGTAGATTTCCTAAAACTAAAGAAGTAAAAAAAGAAGTAAAAATAGATAGTGTTATGGTATTTTTAATTTTTTCAATAGCATTTTTATCACTAGTATTTTTAGGAATTACATTAAATTATTAAGTTATGAAAGATAGATTAAAAATATTAGCCCAATGGCTTCAAAAAGTAACAAGTAGTGATTTTGGATATGATGCTTATCATGATGGACAATTAGAAAGTGCAATAGCAGAATCACAAGCAGAAACATGTAATAAAATAGGTGGTTATCTAGAAGAAATTCTAGCAATGGACGATGAACAAATAAAAAACGAATCAAATGATTGAATTTTTAAGACACGCAACAGGATTATGTGGTGAACCACATCCAAGTTTATTAACATTATTAATGGGAACACCAATATTAGGTTATATAGTATATAAAATTAGACAATTAAAAAATAATAAATGAAAGAATATATACAAATAATTAAGGGACATTACGATGATAATGGAGCAGTTAAAGCAATTGATATACTTAATGATAGACCTTTAACTAAAGATTATTTTAAGTCAAGACCAGATATGAAACAACGAGTAGAAAAAGCAATAAATACTAAAACATATTTGGCTGCCTACCAAAGGGGTACTAGATTAGGATATAAATTTATTACACAAGAAGAACAAACTAACTATATGGATGGAGCATTAAATGATAAATCACCAATTGAAGGTACAAAAGTAACTAAATTAGTAAGTGATTTTAAACATGCTGAACCACCTAAGGACTTTTTTATTGATAAGTTAAAATGGAAATTTCTAATACGTAATATAGAAAAAGGTAAAAATATAATGATGACTGGTCCTTCTGGTTGTGGTAAAACAGATGCTACATTTAAAGCAGCTAAATACCTTGAACGTGAAGTTCATTATTTTAATTTAGGTGCTACACAAGATCCTAGATCTACTCTAATAGGTAATACGCATTTCAGCAAAGCCGATGGTACCTTCTTCTCTGAAGCACTATTCGTTAAGGCACTCCAAACTGAAAATGCGGTTATCCTATTAGATGAATTATCTAGAGCACACCCTGAAGCTTGGAATATTTTAATGACTGTGTTAGATCCAATACAACGTTATTTAAGATTAGATGAAAAAGATGATTCACCAACAATTAAAGTAGCTGAAGGAGTATCATTTATAGCAACTGCAAATGTAGGAATGGAGTACACAGCAACTAGAGTAATTGATAGAGCTATATTAGACAGGTTTTCACTAATTGAAATGGATGTTTTATCTGAAGATGATGAGTATACTTTACTTAAAGGTAAATTCCCTACAATTAATGAAAATACATTATTACAATTATGTAGCATAGTAGGTGATATAAGAAAGGAAGTTAATACTGACTCACCTAGACTATCAACTATAGTTTCTACTAGAAATACTATTGAAATAGCGGAACTAATTATTGATGGATTCAGTATACAAGACGCAGCTGAATTATTGATTTATCCCTTATACCCTAATGATGGTAATGATAGTGAAAGGGTATTTGTTAAACAGTTAATTCAAAAATATGTTGGTAGTAAAAGTAAAGAACAATTATTTGATTTAACAGATTTAGATTCCATAGGTGATCCTTTGAACGTTAATATAGATTAAATTATATTTATAATTGATGAGAAAATATAAACGACATAGAGAATTTGAAGTATATTTAACTACATATGATGGTCAACAACATCTTCGTTTACATGGATGGCTTAAAAGAAATGATATTTTAATTAAGTCAGAAATAATTCAAAATGATGAAGGTTCATTTGGTAGATTTATGGTTTACATAAATGATATTATGTTAGAAAAATTAAAAGAGGAAAATTATGAACGTGGTTTATTTTGTGATATAGACGTTATGAATGGAGAAAATGAACGTTGGGATATTATTAGAGGTATTGAAAAATCAAAACCAGAAAATCTTTTAGAAAAAATTCAGGATTTTATGTTTAGTTTTCAGATTAAAAATAAAGAAGATATTGAAAAATTTTTAATACAAGCAAATGAAACTTCTCTTAAATTATTTAAACAAAATGAATCATTTGTAAATGACTATGTTAAAACAAAAGAAATATCTAAAAATAGTAAATTAAAAGATTTAGATTTAATGATTGAAGCCTTTGTAGAAGAAGAACGTTATGAAGATTGTGCTTTATTAGTTAAAATAAAAGAAAAGGTTATTAAATTTTATGAAAATTCCATCACTAAAAAATAGTTTTGATAAGACACTTCTAGTAATTAAAAGTTGTAATTCTAAAAAACAACTAGAAGGTGCTTTTAAAATGGTAAAAAATTTTAAAAATTTATATGATAAAGTTGGTTATACTAAAATTCTTAATTATAAACTAATTAAAGAATATAATGATAAAAAAATAAAATTATGGAAATAATAGGTATAGTATTAGGGGTTATAGCAATTGGTTTATTTATTTGGTTAAAAAATGATCAAAAAATATCTAACGATTTACATGAAGCTGAACTTCATCATACACATCAAGGTATGAAAGCACTAATGGAGGATTTTACTAACTATCAATTAAGTCAAGCTAGATTTGAAGAAAAAGAAAAAGCTAAATTAGAAATCAGATTTGATAATGTTGCAAGATCAATTAAAAAAAATGAAACAAGAATAAACGTAATAGAAAAAACATTACCTGAAAAAATAGGAACTTTTATTAGTCAAGTTGAATTTGCACAAAATAGAATAAAAAGATAATGAAATATATTTATGAATCACCAGATAAAGGTAAAACAATATATAAAAGAGAATTTGGTAACTATAATAAAAAAGAAAAAATAACTATGGAAAAAATAAGTTTATATGATTACTTAGGACACGCAGCGGGCGCTGATTTAGGACAACAAGTAGCATATGCAGCAGCAAAAGCAGGAGTAATAACAGAAACAAGACAAGTTTCAAATCCAGTATATAAAGGACCTGTTATGTTATACCCAAGATCGTTTTTAGATTTATATTTTAAAGGTGGTTTAAATGAAAGTGCTAGTGGAAAACAATTATTAAAAGGATAATATGGATTGGTTAGTAGCATTAGGAATTATTACAGTATTGTTTCTATTAGGCAAATATGCTATAGAAGAAGGACAAAGAGCAGAACGTCAAAAAGAGTTTGAAAAAAATCTTAAAAATTGGGATAAAAAATCTAAGACAAAATAATATGTGGATAACAACAACAACTTATGGGGATATCGAAATTAATTATACGATTACAAAATAAAATAAAACAATGGATTAAAAACCATATTATTGATGAAATTGACCCTAATGATTTAAATTTTTGATATGTATTACTATGACAATAGATGAAATACAAGACATAATAGATTATGCTTATCCTAAGATAAAAAAATACTATGGTAAAAGTAAATTAGATTATCCTAAAATAGAATTATGGAATGATATTTATGCTAGATTAAGTGGTGACCCAGAAGCAAGAGGCGAAGCTAGTAAAACTAGTAAAGCAGAATTTGATGTTGATAGAGCAATTGAAACAGGTGAAGCCTATATTTATATTTACTACCCAAACGTAAAAGATGAAGAAGACCTACTACGTTCATTAATACATGAATATACTCATTACTTACAAGACTTAACTAAGTTTAAGGAATTTAGAAGAAAACACTCTTATGATACTGATCCTTATGAAATAGAAGCACACAATGCAGAAAAGGATTATAGTTTATTCTTACAAAATGAATAAATGTATGTTTAATTATGGTAAAGTATCCACCTTTAAGTAGAGAATTTTTATTAAAAAGAGGATATTGTTGTGATAATAACTGTAAAAATTGTCCTTACAAAACTACAAAAATGGATAAAATAAAAAATTATTTATACAATATAGCAATGAAAAGTCCATTACGTAAGTGGGCTTTATCACTAACAGGATGGAAATGGTGGATTTGGCAGTTAGTAGTTGGGGGTATTATTTTTGCTATACTAGAATACTTACTTAATTTAATAGGTTTAACCTTACTTCCTTGGAGATAAGAAAAGGCGCTTTATTAAGCGCCTTCTCCATCGTAAATAATTAGTAAAAACCACTAAACTAATCAACCATTTCAAAACTATAATCTACACAACCTCCTCTATGTAATGAAAAATAAATTTTATCACCTACACTACCACGTCTATTCTTACTAAATTCAATATAACGTTCTGCATCTCTACCTCTACCATCAAAACGTAATGCTGCCATAGCTGTTGTCATGTGTTTAATTCTATTACTACCTGCAAATTCACCTTGCTTAGTCATTTGTTGAATACAAATAAATGCTGTATTTTTGTTTGCTTTGTTATTTGCTTTATTTTGTTTTTCCATTAAATCCAATAACCAAGATTCAACTTTATTTCTAGCCCAACCCATTTGGTCTTTAACCATTGATGTTACTTCAGCCCAACTATCAATTAGTACAATATCATAACCTGTATCTAATACTTGTTCAACTGCTTGTTTAGGACAATCTGAATAATCACCCATAAACATAATAGGCACTTTTCCAAATTTAGGAAATCGTTTTACATACCCATACATGTCAATATCATTCATCTCTCCTGATATGAATAATACTTTTTTACCTTGTGCTTGCATATTACAAACCCAATCTAACAATACTGTTGACTTACCAACTCCCGGATCACCAATTACTACTGTATTAGTACCTGGAAATAATCCTCCTTCATTACTTAATACTGAGTCAACTATTGTTTTTGTTTTAATTGGAATGAATAGATCATCATTAAATTTTATGTCCTGCATTCTTACTAATTTCATCTCTATTTTTTTCATAATTTGTGGTTTTATTATTTACTTATTTAACAGGTTAAATATACGAAAGGATTTTTGCTTCTCCAAATTATTTCGTGATTATTTTTACCAAGTTTTAGGATACTTTTTTAATATTTCACTTGAATATAATTTATCATTTCCGTTACCTAAAACATCTTCCCACCATCTAATACCCATACTTAATCTTGGTATTGCAAACTTACCTATATCATCATCTGCAATATAAAAGAATAAGTCATTTCTACCTCCAGGTCCTGTTTCATCAGCTAATGTTTTAACTTCTGTTTCATATTTTACTGTAACGCCCATTTCATCTTTAAAAAACTTAATAAAGTCTTTTTGAACTTTCTTACTATTTCCTACAACCGTACCTGGCCATACACATAATTGATTGAATTTTTTTTTCATATTGATTTCGTTTTATTTTAATATACCTAAATATACGAAAGATATTTCAGTTCTCCAAATAAATTTGCAAAAAAAGAAAAAAAAAGAAAATACAAAAAAAATTTGGAGAAGTAAAAGAAAGTTCGTATCGTTACGTATCATTTAAAAATAAATAATATGAAATACAACGTAGATATAGATTTAAAACCAAGACCTGTATTACAGGAACTAATTGAAGACTTAACTAATAAAATGTTAGCACAAAAACAAGTACTAGCTGATTGTGGAGAATATGCTGACCCTGCTTTGGTACAAGGGTTAAAAGCAGATATTAGATTATTAGATCAAGTAATTGAAAGGTGTTATGCGCAGCAGGAATTAATTAATATGAGAGATGAACAAATAATAGGTTTAAACTAATGGAAAAGTGGACACAAAAATTTAGTGAAATGGGTTCTAGAAATAAAAAAACAGGTAAGTTAAACTATTATACTATTACTAGAACACATAATAATGGAGTTGATACTTTTAAATGTAGTTGTCCTGCTACGGATTACAGGCCGTATCTTGTAGCTTGTAAACATATAAAGCGATTAAAAGAAAAATTACTTCTCCCATAGAAACACTTGGAGAAGTAAAATACTTTTCGTATATTTAGACATATAAATAATTAAATTAAAATCAATATGGCAAAAGAATTAAATTCAGAATTTGACATTCAAGTAAGAGCACAAAAGCACTTTGAAGAGTCAGTAGCAAAAAAAGTAGAAAATCATCAAGCATTAAATGACAAGGAATTAGAGTATTTATGTCCTGTAGCATTTAAGTCTACAATGACACAAAATGAAATATCTAAATTAGGTTTATCTAAACATTATTCATTTGTTCCTACTATAAATGTAGTAAATGATTTACGTGCTTTAGGTTATGAAGTTGTAGATGCTAAGCAAGTTAAAGCTAGAAAAAAATCAACTAATGGGTATCAAAAGCATATGATTACATTTGAACACCCAAAATATAAGTTAGATCAGGTTAACGAAGTTGAAATATCAGATGGTAAAACAGAAACTCAAGTAAAAAAACCTACTGAATATCCACAAATACTATTAACTAATAGTCATGATGGTGGTAATGCATTTACGTTATCAGCAGGTATATTTAGACTAGTATGTTCTAATGGTTTAGTTATTAAAACTGAAGATTATGGTTCAGCTAGATTGGTACATAAAGGTTATTCATTTGAAGCAGTACAAAAGTTAGTTAAGGAATTTGAAGAAACAGTAGGTGAAGTACTTAATAAGATTACAGCAATGAAAAAAGTTGAATTAACTAAAGAACAACAAATTGAATTTGCTAAAAAGGCTGCATTGCTTAGATTTACAGCTAAGTCATATAATGAAGATAATATTGCTGATGTTGTTGACATAGATGATTTATTAAATGTAGAACGTAAAGAAGATGCAGGTAATGGTTTGTATGAAGTATTTAATCGTGTACAAGAAAGTATAGTACAAGGTAAGTATTTATATGCTGCAAGTGGTAAAGTAAAAGATGCAGATGCTAAAACTAGAAAAGCTAGACCAATTAAAAACTTCAAACAAAGTATTGATGTAAATAAAAAGTTAAGTGCATTAGCATTTGAATTAGTTTAAAAGTAATTGCGAAGGGATTTGGAGAAGCCAAATCCCTTTCGTATATTTACGCCTGTAAATAAGTTAATAACAAAACCGAATAAAAAACTATGAATAGAAATGAACAACAAATGTATTCTGATATTACTAGTATTAGAAAATCATTAGAAAAAATCGCAAATGCATTAGACAATAATGTAACACAAACAACTAAAGATATACCTGGATTCGAAGGTACATTAGATGCATTAGATAATTTATGTAATGTAGGAACTAATCCTAAAAATGATCCTGAAAGGGATAAATTTGAAGATAAAGACACTTATGATAATGACTTAATACATTATCATAATGATATATTGGCTGATTCAGATTATCGTATAAGATTAGTTGCATCAAATTACCTTGAAGATGATTATGCTACTAAAAAGGATGCTATATTAGATTATGTTGAACTTGAATTTGGTTCAGAAGGTGCTAGATATACTGATGTAATAAAGTTTGCTTATTACCTTGGTGCACCTAATGCTCCTAAATACAATGCTACTAGAGATAGAGGATACTATGCAATGGCATTTAATACTAGATTTAACGGTCATTTAGTACAAGGTGGTAAAGATTTTTTAGTTAAAGGTATTAATAAAAAGGGTAAAGAAAGATACTTTGCATATAATAGTGTAAATAAATTTACTGACTACTATAAAAGAATAAAATA